GTGAAAGGGGATCGCCGCGAGCCAGGGGTCGCCGTTTCGGTCGTCACGGTCGACGGCCGGCCGGCGCTCCGGTTCCGATCCTACCGCGGCGAAGTCCGCAAACGGACCGACGGCGAACATCTCGAGTTGATCGTATTCGAGAACCCGGATCAGGCGATCCAGGTCGGCGAGCGGTTGATCGATCTCGCAACCCGGGATCCCGGCTCTCCCGGCGTCGACGTTTCGGGCGCCGCGGATCTCGACGCCGTGTTCGCCGGATGTTGCGGCGAGGGCGAGGCCTGCGACCTGGCGCCGGATCCCGGGGCGAAATCATGACGGCCCAGATCCTTGAGCTCCCGACCGCCGCGGCCGCGGATCCCGTCTGCGAGGATCCCGTCTGCGAGGATCCCGGGCTCGCTTGCGATACCTGCGGCGGCGAGAGGTTCGTCATGCGACCGACCGAAACCCGCGAGACCAATGTCACGCGCTACGCCTACGGCCCGGGGTGGCGCCTCGAGGAGGACGTCGCCGTCGAGCTCGTCGAGCTCGGCGGGGTCGACGCTTGTCCCGATTGTGCGGCCCGGGCCGAGGCCGCGTTTCAGACAGGAAAGGGAAACCATGAGCGAGTTTAAACGCGGCGTCGTCGTCGAGACGGTCGACGGTCCGGTGACGGTCTACCGGGACGGCGTCAAGGTCGTCTCGACCAACGGCAAGGACGATTTTCGGTTTCACAATTGCGGCGACGCGCGGCAATTCGCGAGGGCGCTCCTCGAGGTCGCGGATCCCATGTTTGACGCCAGGCCGACGGCGACCGGTGGTGTCGTCGAGCTCGACGAACGGCGGCCGCTTGTTGGCGAGACCTGCGCCGAGTTCGTCGTCCCGATAACGGATCCGGCGTCATGAGGGAGCTCGCAGTCGCTCTCGGTGTCGGCTTTGGCCGTGCCTTCGGTGAACCCCTGCGAACGTCAACGGTTCAAACCGGACCGGGTCGCAGATCCCTTCATACGATTTGGAAGGGCGTCGGGTCGTCCAAGTACCGGCCGCACCAAGGCGCCCGGGAGTGCGAACGCCGGCGCCGGCAAATGGGGCGGGTGTGAAACACGGAACCAAAATCGAATGGACGATCGCCGTCGCCGAGTCCCGCGGTATGCGCGCCGACGTGTGGAACCCGATCGAGGGGTGTTCGCCGGTCGGCGAGGGGTGCCGCAATTGTTGGGCGGCGAACGAGGTCTATATCCGCCAGTTCAACCCGGCCATGACACGCTTTCACGGCTTGGTCGAGAAGACGGCCGGCGGTCGGCCCGTCTTCAATGGGCGGATCAACGTCGTCGAGGAGGATCTCGACAAGCCGCTCCGGAACCGCCGGCCGACCGTCTGGTTCTCGCCGTCGAGGTCCGATCTCTTTCACGAAAACGTACCGCCGACGGTCCGCGACAAGATCCTCGCAACCAAGGCGATGTGCCCGGATCACCTTTTCCAGATCTTGAACAAGCGGCCGGAGGCGGCGCGGTTCTATCTGTCGCGGTCGAATTCCTGGCCCTTGCCGAACGTCTGGCTCGGCGTCTCGGTTTGGGATCAGGCCTCGGCCGAGGACCTGATCCCGCCGCTCCTCGAGACGCCGGCGGCGCTGCATTGGGTTTCTTATGAGCCGGCGCTCGGCCCGGTCGACTTCGGGCCTTGGCTCGACCGGCTCGGGTGGATCGTCATCGGCGCCGAGAGCGGACCCGAGGCGCGGTTGTTCCGTGACGATTGGGCGCGCCCGGTGCGCGACCAGGGCCGCGGCGCCGGCGTTCCGGTCTTCTACAAACAGAAACGCGACGAGCGCGGCCGCAAGGTGAGCCTACCGCCGCTCGACGGCGAGATCCGGGCGGAGGTCCCGACATGCGGAATATGAGTTTCTTTTTGACGACGCCTCAGTTCATCGCGCGGTCGAAACTCGTTACCCGGCGCCTCGGATGGTGGGATCTCGAGGTCAATGACATGGTGATGGGCGTCGAGAAGGGCCAGGGGCTCAAGAAGGGCGAGACGGTCAAGCGGCTCGGTCCGATCCGGATCGTCGTCGCCGGTCCGGTGCGCCTCGACGCGATCGACCTCGCCGACGTCATCCTCGAGGGCTTCCCGGGCATGACGCCGGCCGAGTTCGTCCGGATGTTCTGCGATCACAACAGGGCGAAGCAATGTCGGCCGGAGACGATCGTCAACCGGATCGCCTTCGAATACCTGGATCCGGACGAGGTCCCGCGATGACCTGGGACGCCGGCGAGGACCGGCTTCTCCTCTCGGCCTGGTCCGGTATGCGGCCGTTCGCCGACGTCCTCGCCGAGCTCAAACACTTAGGCCGGACCGTTCCCGAGATCCTCGGCCGGCTCGATTACCTAGTCGAGATCTCACAATGAGCGGGGCGGGAATGAGCGAGGAGAAACGGACGGCTTGCGCGAATTGCCGCTTTTTCGATCGGGACGCCGGCGACGAGAACACCGGCGAGTGTCACCGATACGCGCCGTCGGTTCGGTTCTATCGCGACATGCAAGCCGAAATTCGTTGGCTTGAGACTCACGACGACCCGTCTCTCGCGAACCTCTCTCATTGGCCGGATGTGGGGCCTAGCGATTGGTGCGGCGAATTCGAGATCGGCGAGCGCTGTTAGTAGGAAAGGAGAAAGATATGCCCAAAAAAACGACCCAGGTCGGCGGGATCGCCGGCGACCGCTTGAGATCCTTCGTTGAGCGGATCGAAAACCTCGAGACCGAGAAGAAAGCGCTCTCGGACGATATCGCCGAGGTCTATTCGGAGGCGAAGGGCGCCGGTTTCAATACGAAGGTTCTCCGGAAACTGATCTCGCTCCGCAAGCAGGACGAGAAGGACCGGGCCGAGGAGCGACAGATCCTCGACCTCTACATTCGCGCCATTGGAATGACGCCTCTCGAGGCGGCGATCGACAAGGCGGCGGCGTGAAGGCGCGGATCCGCCGCTTCGTTGCGCCAGGCCTGGCCTGGCTCGGCCCGCGGGTGATCAACCTCGCCGGCCGGCTCAACGAATGGGCGCTCGAGCTCCACAAGATTGGCGGTCGCCTGAACGGTTACGGCGCCGAATGGCGGGGGTGGCGTTGACGCCGGCGCCGGCGCCGGTTCATACGCGGGCCGAATGGTCCGAGCGGATCGGCCGGTGTTGGGACGCGGCGCAAGCGGCCGTGTTCGATCTCGGTCAATGCCTGATCGACGCGAAGGCGGCGCTCCCTCATGGCGAGTTCGAGGCGATGATCCGGGCGGATCTGCCGTTCGAGTCATCGACGGCCCGTAAGTTCATGGCGATCGCCCGCGACGACCGGCTCCGGGATCTAAAACGTTCCCCGGGGAACGTTTTGCCCGGCGAATGGACAACCCTTTATGCGATCTCGAGGCTCGACGACGAGGCCCTCGAGACGGCGATCGATAAGGGCGAGATCTCTCCGGATATGACACGCGCCGCCGTGAAGCGGATCGCGGCCGGCGGGTTCGAGGCGCCGCCGGTGATCGAGGACGGTTGCAGGGTCGAGGATCTCCGCGCGTTGATCGCCGCCGGGCGCAAGTTCGGGGCGATCTCGGCGGACATTCCTTGGCCGTATCAAACCTATTCCGACAAAGGCAAAGGGCGGGCGCCCGATCGCCACTATTCGACCCAGGACCTCGACGACGTCAAGGCGCTTCCGGTCGCCGAGCTCGCGGCCGACGATTGCGTCCTTTTCCTTTGGGTCGTCGGCTGGATCCGGCCAACGGACCGGGAAGCGATCGGCGACGCCTGGGGCTTTGAGTACAAGTCCGACGGGTTCGATTGGTTCAAATTGAATGCCAGCAGAGAGAAAGAGCCGGAAGAAACCGGCCATGAACGCGCGCCGGCGGATCCAGAAGGGGACGCCGGCGCGGCGGAATTCGACGCCGAGGCCCTCGCGAGGGGTTCACCGTATGGGGGAACGAGATCCCACGGGGCGAGATGGATCCGGGTCGATGACGGTATCGATTCATATTGGCGATTGTCGCGAAAAGCTCCGCGCACTAGAGAACGGTTCCGCTCATTGCTGCATAACGAGCCCGCCCTATTGGGGCGGTCAAAGGGACTACGGCGTCGCCGGTCAGCTTGGCCAGGAACAACGGCCGGAAGACTTCGTTAACGCGCTGAGAGAGGTCTTTTCTGAGATCCGTCGCGTTCTCGTTCCGGGCGGCGCCATATGGCTAAATATCGGCGACGCTTACGCGGCCGGTGGCATGGGCGGCGGCGGAAGCCTGTCACTCAAGCGGCGAAACGTCCGAGAGGTGTCGGGTAAGGCCGGTTGGCGAAAACCGCCGCCCGGATTCAAGTACAAGGATCTCACCCTTACGCCTTTCATGGTTGCGTCCGCGCTTCGGGCCGACGGGTTTTGGCTGCGGCAAACCGTAATTTGGAGCAAGCCGGCGGCGATCGAGCCGGCGCGATCGGACCGTCCGGCGACGTCGCACGAATACCTTTTCTTGCTGCATACCAGCGAACGCAACGCGCTGACCGTCAATACGGAAAAGAAATGGTGGTTTTCAACCGTGTGGGAGATCCCGGTTTCGCCGGGTATCGACGGTCATCCGGCGCCGATGCCGGTCGAATTGGTCCGCCGTTGCGTCGTCGCGTCAACGAGCCCGGGAATGGTCGTAGTGGATCCGTTCTCCGGGGCCGGTACGACGGGACTCGTCGCCGATCGGCTCGGCCGCGACGCCGTCTTGATCGAACTAAACGCGGAATATGCGGACCTTGCACGCCGTCGGATCGCCGGCGACGCGCCACTTTTTGTCGAGGTCACATGAAGCGCCTCGAGATGGATCCACAGACAACCGGATAAGGAGTTCGAAATGCCACCCGTAAAAGAGGAGCAAGTCGTTTTCGTGTTGGGCTCGCCCGATCGTCCCGGCGGGCCTCCGACGCTGATCTTCGGGATCCCGGAGGCGGCTTGGAATTACATGCAAGACGGCCTTTGTCATGATTTCGATTTCTCGGCGATCGGGGTCCCGCTCCAAGCGTTGATTTTCCGGGGTAAGGATCACGACGACATTATGCGCCAGATCCAAGAGATCTCCGCAAAGACCGGCGTTCCGATCCTCGATGAACGCCGTCGCGACTTCTCGACGAGGCGAAAGCGGAATGGCGACGGGAATCCGGACGGGGGCGGGACATGATCACGCTTGATCGACTTGGTTTGGCCTTCCCGCGGCGGTTCAAGCTCCGGTGTTGGGTCCGGCGGCTCCCGGTGATCGGCCGGATCCTGCGTTTCTTCTGGATCCTCGAGATCGCCGTCACCTTGTTTTTTCGCGAACCGTTCCGGGGCCATTGGGCTTGGCTCGAGGCCTGGGGCTACGCCGACAGCATGGCGGGGGAAAGCGAGGATTACGGTTATTTCCTCGACGGCTACACGGCCCGCCATGCCCTCGCCGAAGACCGGAGTTATTGGGAATGAGCGATAGACCGAAAATCGTCACCCTTTGCGGATCCTCGCGGTTCGTCGACGTCATGGCGGTTTGTGCCTGGCTCCTCGAGCGTGACGAGGGCGCGATCGCGCTCGGTCTTCACCTGTTGCCGCAATGGTACGCCGACGACGTTCCCGACGATCACCTCGCCGAGCATGAGGGGTGTGCCTCGGAAATGGACGCGCTTCACCTTCGCAAGATCGAGATCTCGGACGAGGTATTCGTCGTCAATCGGGATCTCTACGTCGGCGAGTCGACGAGCAACGAGATCGCGTTCGCTCAGAAGATCGGGAAGCCTATCCGATGGTACGACGACGACCCGATCGGCGCCGACGTCGAGGCGCGAATCCGCGCGGCCCTCGCGGCGGCGAAACGAGAGGGGGCGGCGCTATGAGGACGGTCGTCCAATGGTTTTGGATCGTGGTTTGTCTCGTAACCCAGGCGATCGGTTTGGGGTTCTTTTTCGTCGCCGACTTCGCAGATCGCCAGTCGGCGAAGTGGGGGCGGGACAAAGGCGAGAGGGCGGCTAAATGCTGAGATGCAAAATCGAACTACTCCCGGGCGGGAACGAGGAGCGGGCGCGGACGGTCGGCCTCGTCGAGATCGCCTTACAGCACGTTGACCAGGACAATAACGGGACCTATGCGGTCGTTCTGAAAAAGACGCCTCCGTTCGCCGGCGCGCTCAAAGCGGCCTGGCGTCGCGGTGTCTTGAAACCCGGGCATGAAGACGAGGAGATCCTCGCCGGCTTCGTCGAGGGCCATCACCGGACCCGGCGCGGCGCCTATGACCTTCTCTTTCGCGCGCTAAGGGCTTGCGGGCTCGAGAGCCGGAACCGCCAAGCGGACGGAAAGGGGCTTTTCGATGATTAACGCGCTCCTCGATTACGGCAGGCCATACCGGGCGCTCGAGGCCGGCGACGACCCGGAATATCTCGAGCAAGGCGGATTCGTCTATGTCTGGTCGGACTCGAACGTCCGTTATGAAAGGGCTTGGTGGCTCGACAAGGGCGTCAAAGAGAGCGCGCTCGTCCGGCGGATCCGCGAGGCGCGGCCGCTCCCAGGCCGGACCCATGGCGAGGTTATTTCGGCAATGATCGAGAGACTCGAGGGGGCGGCCCATGGCGATTGATCCCGATCCGGACGATTACCAGGCCCTCGGCGAGAAAGTCGCCGCCGACGTTCGGGCGACCGTTGCCGAGTACCTGAAACCCGGAACGGTGCATTCGGCGGAATCGATCGCAGTCGTTATCGCCGGCGTTGCGACCGTCTTTATCGAGGTTGTCGCGACCTCGCGGCGGGACGGGATTTCGACCCGCGACGCGGCCGTCTTTTTGCTGGATAGCGTTATCGAGGGGAACCCGGAAACGATGATCAAGCTCGCCGAGAACCGGGAAATGGGGCGGGCGAACTGATGATCGTCGTCGACGCCATATGGTCGGATCCGGTGAACGAGATCGTCCTCGTTTGCGATTGCGGGACGCGGTTTTCCTGGCCGTCGAATTTTTCCCTTGCCGAGTGCCCGTCTTGCCGGCGCGCCGAGTGGTGGTTCCCCATGTGGCCGGAACCGCCGTTCTCGTCCTACCGGACCGCGACGATCGCGCTTGAGGTTGATCGGGGAGGGGTGAGGGCATGAAGCCAGTTATCGGTGAGGCTAGGTATTTCGCCGGCGAGACGTTTCCACCGGGTTGGATCGGATGCGACGGATCCGAGGTCTCCCGCGATGTCTACCGCCAATTGTTCGACGTGATCGGCACCGAATACGGGTCCGGAGACGGTGAGACAACGTTCAATCTGCCGGCGTTCCCGCGACCTCAAACGGTGGGAGGCGAGGCGACGGCGATCATCTATACCGGAGAGGACGAGGATCTATGAACCGGCTAATTCGGCAACGGTCGCTCGAGCTCGTCGGCGGCGAACCATTCGACGTCGTCGTCGCCGAGGACGACCCAAACGGCCGACCCGCCGGCGACCACGTCGGCGGCGACGTATCCGATTCGGCCCTCGCCTTTGATGCGAACGGGATCGCCCTCTCTAAAGGTGTTTCGTTCCGTCATTTGTGCCTCCTCGGCCGTCGTCTTTTTGGTCGTTTCTTTGATTGTTGCCGGGGAATTTATGCGCGCAATGCAAGATTTTCAATACTCCGAGTTGTGGTGTTATTCGAGGAGGCGAGACCATGAGCGTTCATATCATGGCCCAGGTCTACAAAATGGACCTTCCCACACAACAGAAGTTTCTCCTCGTGACGTTGGGTGATTTCGCCAATGAGGCGGGCGGTTCCGTCTATCCGAGCGTCGCGACGCTTTGCAAGCGGACCGGGCTCGGCGATCGGACGGTCCGGCGCTATCTGTCGGCCTTTCGCGAATCGGGCGTGATCGAGATCGAGGATTACAAGAAGGTCGGCAACCGCGGCCGGATCCCGGTCTATCGCCTGGTCATGGCGCGGATCCGTGAGCTCGTCGCCGAGGAGGAGGAGCCGGACGAGGACGGTCCACAGACTGCCGGAGCGGCAGGGAGTGAGGATCCACAGACTGCCAAATCAGATCCACAGACTGCCGCCGGCGACGCGACAGACTGCCAAGCTCCGGCAGGGAATCCACCAGTGAATCCCTCAGAAGAAAAAAACGCGCGCGCGAGGGCGGCGACCCGCCGGGCCGCCCCGCTTGCGCGCATTGGGACGAGAACCGCCATTTGATCAAGGAAGCGATCGGCGAGGAGGATTTCGGAGCCTGGATCGTTCCGATCATTGTCGAGGCCGACGACGGCGAGACAATCAAGCTCCTCGTGCCGACGAAATTGTTCGAGGACTTCATCGGGCGGAATTACGGGGCGCTCCTCGAGGAGATCCTCGGTCGCAAGCTCGAGTTTCACGTTCAAAGCCTGGCAGCGCGGGGCGCCGAGCGGCGCCTTCGGGAAAACGACAAACGACAGGAACGGGAGAGGCGCGGCGATGACCGAGACGACGAAACGTAAATCGACGCTCACCTATAGGCGCCGGGCCTGGACCGAGGCGGATCGCAAGCAGCTCGTGCGATGGCGGCGGTCGTCACCGAAACGGGGTTGGGCGCGGATCGCGACGGATCTCGATCGAACGACGAGGTCCTGCCAGGACGAATACGAACGGCTATGGCAGGAACGGAAGGGGCAGCTCGAGGCCCTATTCGATGATCGACGCGCCGCGGCCGAGGCCAAGGCCAAGGCCAAGGCCAAGGCCAAGGCCAAGGCCAAGGCCAAGGCCAAGGTCTTGCAGTCGGTGGCGATCGAGCGGGCCGACGACCGGGCCGAGAAGGTCGGCGCCGACCTCGGCGGGACTTGCGAGACCGTCCAAAAGTTAAGGACCGGCGTCGTTCGAAAGCTCACGGTCGGCGGCACCTTCAACGGGAACCAGGAAAAGGCGGCGCTCGAGATCCGCCGGGTTTGGGAACAGATCGGCCGGGCGCTCTATCCCTATCGGTCGCTCGGCGAAGATATGGGGATGCCCAAGGGGGCCGGGGGGAGTACCGCGGGCCGCTCGACCGTATGGGCGGCGGCAACCTCCGGGCTTGGCGCAACCACTACAAACCATGGGCGGTCGAGATGAACCGGCCGGCCTTCGATAATCATCCGGTGACGACTTGGCAACTCGTGATCGATCTGGTCGTCGAGAACTTCGGGCCGAACCAGCGGTTCGACCCGTTCTTTATCGCCATTGTCCGCCAGGTCGGCGCCGCCCTCGGGATCCCGTTCGAGGTCCTGATCATGCACTTCACGGCGAGTTTCTCGGCGAGCCGGGCGGCTATCGAAATGGCCTGGCAGTTCGTCAAGGAATTCCGCGGCTGGCTCGTCGCCGGCATGTTGGATCCGGTTTGGGAAGCCTTCATGGACGAGGCCGTTTCCCTCGGCCGCGTCGCGGCGCCGGGGTATTACCAGGATCCCGCGATCTGCGAGGCCTGGCTCGGCGTCGATTGGTCCGGCCCGGGGCGGCCGATCGTCGACATGAAGAAGGAGCTCGAGGGATACGCGCTCGCCAAGGAACACGCTTGGCGGACCGATACGGAAATCACGACCGAGCTCACCGGCGGCAATTGGGAACGCAAGATCAAGGTCCGCGGCCGCGAGGAGCGCGCCCGGGCCGACGCCGGCCTCGCGCCGGTCAAACAGGCACCTGGCGAACGGCGTTCGCCGGAGGAGGTCGATCGCGACGACAGCGACGACGACACGGAAGACGAAACGGGGAAACAATCATGAGAGTCTTTGACGCCATCATCAACGAGCCGTGGGCGATCCAGCAAGAAGCCCTCGAGACGATCCTCGATATCGCCGATCGCCAGATCAGGGGCGCCGACCTCGACGAGATCCGGGCGATCTACGCCGAGCGGATCCAGGCGGTCGAGGCCGTCGGCGGAACGCCCATGGAAGGGACCGCCCGCGTCACCGTCCGAGACGGGATCGCCGTCGTTCCGGTTATCGGACCGATCTTTCGGCGCGCCAACCTGTTCACGTCGGTTTCCGGTGCGACGGCGATCGACTCCCTCGCCAAGGATTTCACGGCGGCATTCAACGCGCCGGAGATCTCCGGCGTCCTCCTGGCCGTCGACAGCCCGGGCGGCACCGTCAACGGAACCAACGAGCTCGCCAAGATGATTCGATCGGCGGCCGACCAAGGGACGAAACCCGTCCTCGCTCACGTCTCCGGATCCGCAACCTCCGGCGCCTTGTGGATCGCCTCCGCGGTCCATCGGATCACCGTCGACGAGACGGCTCTCGTCGGCTCGATCGGCGTCGTCATGGCCGGCACCGATACCCGGGAACGCGATCGCGCCCGCGGGATCAAGGACGTTCAAATCGTCTCGAGCCAGTCGCCCAACAAGCGACCGGATCCGGCGACGGACGAAGGCGTCGCGACCCTGCAAGCCCGGGTCGACAAATTGGCTCAAGTGTTCATCGAAGCCATTGCAGTTAACCGCGGCGTCTCGGCCGAGACCGTCGCGAACGATTTCGGTCAAGGCGACGTGCTCGTCGGGGCCGAAGCGGTCGGCGTTGGAATGGTCGACGCCGTCGGAACCCAAGAGGGAACCATCTCCGGCATGATCGCCGGGGATTTCGAGGCTTTCGCTCGTGCGGACGCCGCCATAGACCGAAAGGAGTCAGAAGCTATGGATATCAACACGACGGCGGAACTTGCGACCGCCTTTCCCCAACTCGTTACGCAGATCCGCGACGAAGCTCGCGCGGAAGGCCAGAAAGAGGGCGCCGAACAAGCCGACGCCACTCGGCCGGCTCTTTCCGTCGAATCCGTCAAGGCCGAGAGCCCGGACGTCGCCGCGGCTCTGGCCGCCGAAGGGAGCCAGGCCGAACGCGATCGGATCGCCGATCTCGAGGCGAACGCGTTGCCCGGTTTCGAGGCCGTCCTCGAGGAGTGCAAGGCCGACGGCAAGTCGACCTCGGCCGACCTGGCGATGAAGATCGTCGCGCTCCAAAAACAACAGGGTTCGGACGCTGCGGACAAGGCGAAAGCCGACGCCGACGCGCTCGACAAGGTTCTCCCGGCTCCGGGGGCGAGCGCCGACGGTAACCAGGATCCGCAAGGCGGCGACCAGGGCGGCGATTCCGAGGCCGCGCTCAAAGCCAAGTGGGACGCCGACGAAAGTCTCCGCGCCGATTTCCACGACAATTTCGCGGCCTATCAACGGTTCTGTGCCGACGACGCCGACGGTCGGATCCGCCGCTACGCCGGCAACCAGGCCTAAACCGCCTCGATCGGAAACCGCTCGGCGCCTCGGCGCCGGTTTTCATTTGAACGCAAACATGGAGGGTTTAACCCATGACGACTTTAGCTGCTAACAGCCCTCGGGAGTTCGAGCTCCCGGAGGCCTATATCGATGATCAACCGGTCATCGCTTCCGACATCATTTACGAAGGCGCCGCCGTCGGCGACAACGGTTCGGGTTATATGCGCCCGCTCGTTGCCGGCGATCCGTTCCGCGGGTTCGCGCTTCTCAAGGTCGACAACTCGCAAGGCTCGGCCGGCGACCGGAAGGTCAAGCTCCAGAAGAAGGGCGCCGTCGTCCTCTCGATTTCGAGCCTGGCGATCACCGACGTCGGCAAGCCGGTATATGCCAGCGACGACAACACGTTCACCCTTACCAAGGGATCGAATTCGGCGATCGGCCGCGTCGTTCGTTGGATCTCGACCGGCAAGGGCCTAGTCGCTTTCGACGTCCATCGCGGCGGCGTCGGCCTGGTCGGTGAAATGACCGACAACACGAACGGCACGGCGGACGGTACGGTCGCCGACGTCTCGACGGCGGTTACCGGCGTCGACGGCACCGGCAACAACGCTGCCAGCAAGACCGACGTCGACAGCCGTTTGACGACGATCGACGCCAACTTTGCCGACCTGGCCGACAAGGTCAATTTGCTCGCCCGCCTCGTCGGTTAGAGCTCAACCCCGGCCCGAAAGGGACCGGATCCGATTTCGGCTTTCCGGCCGTCCGCGTAGGTGGGCGGCTTTTTCAATGGAGAAATTACCATGAGCACTCAAGCACTCGGCAGCCGCGCCATTCTGGGGCGGCTCTACATGCGCCTAACGGCCGGCTCGATCGGCTGGATCGATCGCCTCTCCTTCTACGTCGACTCCGACCAGGAGGGGGAACACAAGTGGTTGGGCATGACGCCGCAAATGCGTGAATGGATCGGCGGCCGCCTGATCAAGGGCCTTCGCGACTTCGGCGTGAAGATCCAGAACAAGGATTTCGAGGCCTCGATCGGGATCGGCCTGAACGAGATCCGGCGCAACAAGACGCAACAGATTATGTCTCGCGTCGACGGTCTGGCGTCCCGCGCCAATACCCACGGCGCCCGGCTCCTCTCGGATCTGATCATCGCCGGCGAGTCGACCGTCTGTTATGACGGGGAATTCTTTTTCGATACGGATCACTCGGAGGGCGACAGCGGAACGCAGTCGAATTTGATCACCGTCGATATCTCGGCCCTTCCCGCCGAGGTTCACGGCTCGATCACGAACCCGAGCGTCGAGGAAATGCAACAAGCCATGTTGCAGGGCGTTCAAACGATGTTCGGGTTCAAGGACGACCAGGGCGAGCCGATCAACGAGCTCGAGAACCAGTTCGTTGCCATGGTCCCGACGGGCCTATGGTCGTCCGGCGTGACCGCCGTCTCCGCTTCCCAATTGGCGGCCGGCCAAACCAACGTGATCCCGAACCTTCCGAACTTCTCGATCACTGTCGTTCCCAGCCCGCGTTTGACCTGGTCAAGCGATTTCGCATTGTTCGGCGTCTCCGGGAACGACGGCGTCGCGCCGTTCATTCGCCAGGAGGAGCAACCGTTGAACGTGTCGGTCCAGGCGGAAGGATCGCCGGAGGAATTCCACAACAAGCGCCACGTTTACGGCGTCGACTATACGGGGAATTTCGGGCCTGGGTTTTGGCAGAAGGCCGTCAAGGTCAAGCTGGCCTAGTCCGCCGCGGGTAACCGATAGATCTGAAACGCGGAGCGGCCCGTCCTCGCGGCGGGCCGTCCGCTTTCTGAAGGAGAAGAACCTTGAAAACCTATACCGTTACCGGGATCGCCGCGTCCTTCGCGGTCGCGTCCCTCTTGGCTCTCGACGACGACCAGCTCGAGCGCCGCAAACACCAAGTCGAAACCGTCGACGACGACGTCGATCTCCCAGAGGGCTTGACGCTCGTCCGCCTCCGCGCGCCGGTCCAGTTCAAACGCGGCGAGAACGTGAACGTCGTATCGGCGCCCGCCGTCAATCCGCGCCTCCTCGCCGAGCTCGCCGCGAAGGGGTCGACCGAGGCCAACAAAGCAAAGGCCGAGGTCAAGGCGGCTCGCGAGCACGGCGCCGCCGTCAACCGGTCACGCGCCAAGAAACAGGCGGTCGCCAAAAAGACGGCCGAGGACAAGAAGGCCGCGGCCAAGGCGGCGCGTTCCGACAGCGATCGCCCGCGGATCTACCGGGCCGCGAAGAAACTCGCCGAGGAAAAGGGCGTCGACCTCGACCAGGTCAAGGGCACCGGCAAACGCGGCGCGATCACCGTCGCCGACGTCCGCGCCCATATGCAGGCCGGAACAGCAGACAAGGACACGCCGAACACGCCGCCCGCCGCGACGGGAACGCAATCGGTCGCCGAGATTTCGGCGAACCCTGAAAAGTAAACAACCTGATAGGGGGTTCGGCCGATGGCCGTAGAATCCGCCGCCGACCTGGCCGCGTTCTTCGATCCGAACGAGTTCGCGGAAACCGTGACTTGGACGCCGAAAGCCGGCGGCGGATCCTCGTCGGTCGATCTCATTCTCGATCAAAAGGCCGAGCGAAACGACTTTTTGACGCCGGGGGTCGTATCCGAGCAATGGGCCGCCTGGGTCATGGGATCCGCCGTTCCGGGGGGTGTTCCGGTGATGGGGGATAGCTTCGTCGCGGCGCGCGGGACGTTCGAGGTTTTGAACGACCCGATCGCCGACGACACGGGGGCCGTTTTCCGGCTCGTTCTAAGAAAGACGGCCTAGGTCCATGGAACTTTCCGCGGCCCTACAAGGCCGGCTCGAGGAGTTTCTCGAGCGACAGGCCCGCGGCGTCCTGGACGGGATTCACGGCGCCGTCGAGGCGGGCGCGAAGGAGGTTCAAGCCGGATGGCGCGCCGCCGTCAATCAACGGTTCGGGAGATCCGGCCGCGGCGGCGGTGGCCGGCGGGTGGCGAACGCCATTCGCTTGAGGGTTTACAAGAACCATGACGACGGCGCCGCGGCGACGGTCTATTCGAAATTCGGCCGCAAGGATCCAAGCGGGAAGTTCGTCGACTACCTGGCGCCCCATTTGACCGGGGCGACGATCGCGCCCCGCGGCGGCCGTTGGCTCTATATCCCGCTGCAAAAGGGGCGACGGGCCAAGCGTTCACGCCTCGCCGTCGGGCAAGCAAAGAACCTCGCATTCGTGCCGATCAGTCCCGGCCGGGCGCTCCTCGTTCGTAAGACGCGGACACGCTCGACGCCGATCGCGCTCCTCGTCCGGCGGGTCCGGATCTCGAGGAGCCTTGATTTCGACGCCGTCGTCCGCCGCGAACAAGCGGCCCTCGGTCGGCGTCTCTTGCAACATTTGGAGGCCGCTTGATGCCTACGTCAGTCGAGGAAACCATTTTCGCGGCCGTCGCGACCAAGCTCGACGCGATCGCCGGGTATTCGTTCGAGCGGAACCTTTCGCGCGAAGTCCAGATCTCGGACGTCCCCATGATCATCCTCATCGACGGGGACGACGATCAGACTCCCTATACGACGGGCTCGGATCTCTATCACGTTCGTTTCGACGTCGAGCTCTTTGTTTCCGGCGCCAGCGACGCCGAGCTCGGTCCGGCCTTGAGTGAACTACAAGCGAAGGTCAAGGCGACGCTCGAGGATCCCGCGGATCCGAAGCTCGGGATCCCGGCGGTCCGCGACGTTCGATACCTGACTCGCTCACAACCGGACTTTATCGGCCCGGATGCGGCTCAACGGATCTACGGAACCGCTCTCGCCTACGAGGTCGATTTCGAGACCGCCGAGGGCGACCCCTACACAGCCGGCTAACCAAAGGAGAAAGCCATGAGAAGGACGGAAAGCGGCCCGGTTCCGGGCGGCTCGTTCGTGCGTCCTCCCGAGATGCACGACGACAAGACGCGACCGGAGACGGCCGCGAAGAAGGGCGGCGGCCGTAAGGGCGCCAAAGGCACACGGCCGACGTCGGCCGATCAGGCAAAGACCGACGAAAAGGAGTAACCGGTCATGAGTGAATTTCGCAGACAAGATCAAACCTTCGCGCTCAAGGTCGAGGGGACGCCCGGCGTCGACTCGACTCCGACCGTCGGCGCGGACGCGATCAAGGTTTCGAACCTCCGGTATATTCCGGGCCTCGAGATCGAGAACACCGACGAGGAACACACCGGCGGCCTTGACGTCGGCCGGCCGATCGTCGGCGGCGGCAACGCGGCCTTTTCGATGGACTGCGTCATGCGGGGTGCCGGCACGGCTGGCCAGGCTCCCGAGTACGGGACCATGCTCCGGAGCGCCGGTTTCTCGGAAACCCTGACCGCCTCGGCCGTCACCGGCACGGCTCAAGCCGGCGCCGCCTCGACGATCACACTCGCCGTTGGTGCCAGCTCGACGGACGACGCCTATAAGGGAATGCCGATCGATCTCACCGGCGGAACCGGATCCGGGCAATCGGCGTTGATCACGGCCTATAACGGAACGACCAAAGTCGCGACCGTCGCCAAGGACTGGACGACGCCGCCGGGTGGGACGACGGACTATTCGATCGCCGCCAATGCGCTTTATCGCCTGGCGTCGACGGGCCTCGAAAACTTCTCCGGTTACGGCTGGCAACACGCCAAAGCGAGCGGCGCCAATTCCCGTTTGCGCCGGTGCATCGGCGGGGTCGGAAACCTGTCGTTCAACATGCCGACCCGGAAGATCGCGACGATGACGTTCACGTTCACCGGGATCTTTCCCGGCGCGCCGACCGCCGTCGCTCACCCGGGTGCCGCGACCTTCGACGACGTCCGCGGCGAGGCAATCAAGGGCGCCGAGGCGCTTCTCGGCGGCGCGGCGGTCAAGTTCAACAACCTGTCGTTCGACCTCGGAAACCAGATCGCGCAAGCCGACGACCCGGCGGCGACCTACGGTTTCGACGTCGCCGGCATCGTGCGGCGCAAGATTACCGGATCCATCAATCCGAACCTGACGTCGATCACGACGCGGGACAACGTCGCCGATTTCGTCGCTCAGACGACGAAGGACATCGTCCTTCGTTGGGGATCCGGAGCCGGCAAGCAAATCTCCGTGTTCATGCCCGGCGTTGCCTACACGGGCGCCGAGGAGGAGGACGTCGAGGGGTTCGCTCATGACCGGGTCCCGTTCCAAGCCGACGGCGACAACAACGGCGTTTGGGTCTGCGTCTATTAGGGGGCGAGGATGGTTCACTCTGTAAACGATAGGGTCGTCTTCACGCCGGCCGGTCAAGACGACCGGCCGGAGGACGAGCGCGTAACCTTCTCACTCCAAGTCCCGGGGCGGCTCGACCTGATCAAGCTACGGCGCGCGATCGTCGCCGAGGGCGGGAACTATTGGGAGCCGCACGCAATCCGCGCCGCGCTCCGCCGCGGGGTCGAGCGCCTGTTGCCGGGCGAGGAAGACGCGGACAAGCGGAGCGAGATCCTCGGCACGCTTGAGCGTTTCTATGAACTGAACGAGGCGGTCGAGGAGGTCGATCCCGAACGGCAGAAAGCATGGGCCGAGAATTCGGACGAGGATCCGGAGCTCGAGACGTTGATCGAGGAATTCCAGGCGGCATACCTCGAGGCTTGCGACATTCAAGCCATGGTCGCCCGCGGCGACCAGGCGCTCCGCGACATGCTCGCCGATAACGTCGTCTACCCGGATATTCGCCGAGACGTCACCCTTCGAATGTTCGTGCTCGATTGGTCCGGCCTCAAGAGGAAATGCGAGCGCGGCGAGGCGGGTTTGACCGACGCGGCGCTCGGGGCGATCCCCGAGGAACACCTCGATCCCGTCTATCTCGAGATCGACAGGATCGCCCGGGTCCAGAAGGAACAGGCAAAAAACTGAAGATCCTCGTCGCCTGGCGGTGCTTCCCGGTGGAGTTCGCCGACGGCGAGGAGTTCACGGTCGAGGATCCGACGCCCCGGGGTGAGGGGTGGAACGTTCCCGGCCTCGAGGAGCTCGGCGAGATCCGGGTTCATCCCGTCCACCTGATCGAGCCGGAGACCGAGATCCTTTTCGATCTCTGGCAGGACGGACGCGAACGCCGTTCGCTTCCGGACGCGGGCGGGCTTTTCCAGCAATCGGCGAAGGTCCTCGAGGCCTTCGCGATTATCGACGGCACCGTCGCCGCCCTCAAAGCGGCGCGGCGCGGAAACCGTAAGGGGTAGGTCATGCCGGCGCAAAAGGACGTCTACGTTCGGCTCTCGGTGAAGGACGCGCAGGCGGCACAAGCGGCCTTGCGTAAATTCGGGACCGACGGTCAATCGGCGCTCCGCAAGATCGACCGCGCCGCTAAGAAACCGTCGAGATCCCTCAAGGCGCTGAATACGGGCGTCAAGACCGGGACGACGTCGCTCCAACGAATGGGGCAGACTGCGGCGATCATCGACGGGCCGCTCGGTGGGATCGCGTCTCGCTTTACCGGTCTTGGCTCCCTGATCTCCGGCGCCGGTCTGGCGATCGGCAGTTTCGCGCTCGGCCTCGCCGGCGCCGTGACGGTCCTCGGGAAGGGGATCCAGGCCGCCAACGAATATGAGAAATCCATGTTCAAGATCCAGGCGGTCTTGAATACGACCGGGTTCGCGTCCGGTAAGACGGCCGACGAGATCAACGAGCTCTCGATCGCGATCGGACGGGGAACGCTCGCCAGCGTCAACGGCGTTCGCAACGCGGCGGCGCAGCTCTTGACCTTCCGCAATATCTCCGGCGAGGCCTTTGATCGGACCCTCATCGCCGCCCAGGATCTCGCCGCCCTCGGGTTCGGGACGATCGAGTCGGCGGCCGTGCAGCTCGCAAAGGCGATGGAAGATCCGGCGCGCGGCTTGACCATGTTGCGGCGGGTCGGCGTCTCCTTCACGGCGGCGCAAGAGCAAGTGATCAAGAAGCTGTTCGAGACGGGGCAGGTCGCCGCCGCTCAAAACGAGATCCTAAAGGCGGTCGAGGCACAAGTCGCCGGCGCCGGCACGGCGGAGGCCGGCGGGCTCGCCGGCGCCTACGATACGTTGACCGAGAATATCGGCCTGTTCCTCGAGGGGGTCGGAAACTCGGGACCGATCCAGGTCGCGACGCAAGCCATGTTGATGTTGGGCGAGTCGATCGGCGCCCTCAACGACAGTTTTTTCCCGCCGGCGATCATCCGGATCGCCGAGCTCAAGAAGGAGATCGCCGACCTCGAGGCCGAGATCAACAAGCCGGGCGGGATCACGGATCTCGACGCGACGGGAACCCTCGGCCTCGATATCACGGTTTCGAGCCAAGAGGCCGAGCTCGCCAAGAAGCGGAAGGAGCTCGCCGACCTGGTCGCCGAGGAGGAGGCCGAGGCCGAACGCAAACGGTTCGCGCGAAAGCGGGCCGAGGAGGAGAAATACCGCGCCCAGGTCGAGGCCGACCATACCCGTTTGTTCAAGGCCGAGGAGGCGTTCGTCAAGAAGCTCGAGCGGGAAACCAAACGCGAGAAGAAGGCGCGCGTCGACGCGACCAAACGAGCGACGGCCGAGATCATCCGTCTCGAGGACCGGGCGGCGAAGGCGACCCTCGATCCGATCGCCTTGGTCGCGCGGGAGCGCCGCAAGGAGCTCGACAAATACAAGAAGATGCGGGCCGACGGCCTGATCTCGGTCCGCCAACACGCCGAGGCCGAGGTCAATATCGCCAAGATCTACGGCAAGCGGCGACTCGAGGCCGAGAAAGAGGTCCAGGAGGAATTGAAAAAGGCCCGGGCCGAGACCTTCGGCGGGGCTGCGCAAAACGAGGTCGAGGACTATTTCGATACCCTGGGATCCGCCGGCGAGCGGACCGGGCGCTTCCTGGTGAGTTCCTTTAGCCAGGTCGAGGACGCTTTGACCGCGTTCTATTCGGGCGCCAAAGTCTCCGGTGCGGACTTCCTCGACAGCATGAAGGCCGGCCTCGCCCGCCTGGCGGCACAAGACACGATCGCCGCGGTCGGCGGTTTTCTCGGCCTGGGGAGCGGGTCCGGCGGACTGTTTAGCGGCGGATCCATCATCGGCAACATCATCGGCGGGGTCGGGTCCCTGATCGGCGGTTTCTTCGCCGATGGCGGGCGCGTCTCCGGACCCGGTTCGGGAACGAGTGACTCGATCCCCGCTTGGGTCTCGAACGGCGAGTTTATCGTCAATGCCCGTTCAACGGCGCGGTGGTTGCCGTTCCTCGAGGCGATCAACGACGCGCCCGGGTTCGCCCGCGGTGGCCGCGTCGGTGCGGACGGGATCCCGCGGTTCGCTTTCGGCGGAATGGGCGGCGATTTCGACGATGGGGCCTTCGGGGGCGATCCCGGTAACGACGAGGCCGGCCGCGGCGATCTCGCGGATCCCGGCACGGGACCGGAGGCGCCGGGCGGCGATTTCGACGATAACTATCGGGTTCCCGACGATATCGTCACCAACATTTTCGACCGATATGGCAATATCGTCGACCGCCGCGGGGGATCGTTCTTCGATCGGATCGCGACCTTCTTCGGTGCCGGCCAGGACGCCGGACTCCTGGGATCTCCGGCGGCCGGTTTGTTGTCGTTGCTCGTTGGTCTGTTCAATCCGCTTGCCGGGCTCGGTCTCAATATCGGACGTGAGGCGCTCACCGGCGGCAAGGCGCGGAACAGCGGGATCACCGGGACCGGTCTCGTCGGTCTCGGCTACGACCTGATCACCGGGCAAACGACTGTCGATCAGGAACTCGGCCGCCTGTCGCGGAGTTTCGACCGCGGCGTCGGTTCGATCGCGTCGGCGATGGGGATCGAGGGGGTCGGCGCCGTCCATGGCAGCCGATCGCGGGCCGGCGCGGCGGTCGCCGGGTTCGGCGGCGAGGGTGGGGACTTCTTTTTTTCGGCGCTCGACGACCGTCCGGAGGAACGCCGTTCCGCTTTCCAGGCGGCCGGCTCCCTGGCGCTCGCCGGGTTCCGCGGCGACCTGGCGTCGCGGTATCAGCCCGTCGAGTCGACCGGCGCGAACATCCTCGCGAGCCTCTCCGGCAGTTTCCGCCGCGGCGGCCGACCGCCGATCGGCGAGGACGTCCTCGTCGGCGAGGCGGGTCCGGAGGTCTTTCGCGCCGACCGGCCGGGCAAGATCTTCGCGAACGATAACGTCACCTTCGGATCCGATAATTCCGAGGTCGTCGAGGTCCTCGAGGGGATCCGCGAGGACCTGGCCGAGGGCAATCGTTCGACCGCGCTTGCGATCGAGGAACTCCGGAGCCAGGTCCACGCCTTGAGCGACGGAACCCGGGGACGCCGGACGCAGCGGAGTTTCTGAGATGGCCGACGTCTTTTCCGATATCACGGCAAAGCGCGTTTGGGCCGTCGAGGTCAAGGCCTACGATCCCTCGACAGAGGCCGAGATCACGCTCTATGCGGCGTCGAAAGCCTTTACCACCAAGAGCACGGACACGCCGGCGGATACCTATTTCCCGGGGGCCGTCGGCCGCGCCTCGACCTTCGAGCGGTCCATGTTCCGCCGCGGCCGGATCGGCGGCTCGTCCATGCCGGATCCGGGGGCGCTCGATATCGTCAACACGGGCGAGCTCGAGACCTGGCTCGATTACCAGTTCGACGGCCGCGACGTGACCGTGAAGGTCGGTCTCGAGGGCGACGCCTATTCGACTTTCGAGACGGTCTTTTCCGGCGTCTCCGGCGAGCTCCAATTCGATCGGAACGTGATCCGTCTCAAGCTCTCGGACAAGCAAGATCAGCTCGACAAACTGATTCAGGAAAACCTCTTTGCCGGCACCGGCGGCAACGAGGGCGGCGACGATCTCAAGGACAAACCGAAACCGCTTTGTTTCGGGCCGTGCAACAACATAACGCCGGTGATCGTCGACCGGACAAACCGTGTCTATCAAGTCCATGATGGCCAGATCAAGGCGGTCGACGCCGTTTACGATAACGGCAAGCTTCTGACGTTGACGACCCATTACACGGTCGATCTCACGAACGGACGGATCACGCTCGTCGCGGCGCCGACGGGCCTGGTCACGGCCGACATTCAGGGATCCGATACGGGCGGGACCTACGTCTCGAGCGTCGCCAATATCATGGAGCGGATCGTTAAAGACTTTGGCGGACTGTCAACGTCCGACATCGACGCGACCTCGATCTCGGATCTCAACACGAAAAACGCGGCGGCCGTCGGGATCTACACCGGCACCGGCGAGCGCAACCTCCTCGACGTCCTCGACGAGCTCTCGAATTCGATCGGCGCTTTCTACGGGTTCAATCGGGCCGGAAAGTTCTCGGTCGGCCGGTTCGAGGCGCCGGCGACGACGGCCGATTTTACGTTCGTCGAGACGGACGCCGTCAAGAACCGGATCAAACGGGATCCCGGCGGTTCGGTGATCTGGCGCCAGCGGATCAAATACGGGCGCAACTGGACCGTACAAAGCGACGAGGCTCTCGACGCGAGCGCAACCGACGCTCACAAGGACTTCGTAACCCAAGATTACCGAGTGACCTCGGACGAGGACGCGGACGTCAAGGAGGACGGCGCCGGCAAGGGCGGGCACAAGAACGCCGACGATCCGGAGCCTCTCGTTACGCTCCTCGACGCCAAGGCCGACGCCGACACGGAAGCGACGCGGCTCCTCGGCCTCTATGACGTTCGCCGCGACTTCTTCTCGGTCACGGTCAAGACCCAGGCCTTTCAAGTCGACCTCGGCGATACCGTCGATTTTTCGCATTCACGTTTCGGCCTCTCGGCTGGAAAGAAGTTCCTCGTCGTCGGTATCGCCGAGCGCGCCGTCGTCAACGAGGCCGATCTCGATCTCTGGGGGTAAAAGCCAATGCCCGAAAACGTCTTGTTCCTCTACGAAAACAAAGTCGACGACGCGACCATGACCGCGAGCTCGACGGCGGGATCTCTCGGTCCGGACAACCTCAAGAACCGCGAGGTCGAGAAGGTCGCCCGAACGACCGGCGACACGGCCGAATGGTGGAAAGCGGATTTCGGATCCGAGGTCAACGTGTCGACGGTTTGCTTGTGGAACCACAACCTCGGCGCCGGCGGGACGATCCGGATCCGGCTTTCGAACAATTCGGATCTCTCGTCGCCGGTCTACGATCAGACGTCGGACGCCTGGCCGGTGCTCTATGGACCGGACGATATCGGGCTCGATATGTGCGGGTACGGCGGCTATGCGATCCTCTCCGAATTCCAGAACTACCGCTATTACTGGCTCCGCCGACTTGGCGCCACCTACAACGCCCGATACCTCGGCGTTGACGTCGCCGACGCGGCCAATCCGGACGGCTATATCCAGGCCGGGCGCCTGATTGCCGGAATCGGCTGGCAACCGACGAAAAACTTCTCCTACGGATGGTCGATCGATTGGCAGGACGATAGCGAGCAAATCGCCATGGACGGCGGCGGCCTTTGGATCGACGAGCGTCAGAAGTTCCGGGTCCTGACGCTTCCGTTCCGGTTCGCCAGCGCGGCCGACGCCAACGGCAGTTACACGGATTTTCAAAGGATCGTCGGTCACGCGAAGGACGTCCTCGTCGTTCCATTTCCGGATAAGAGCGGCGTCGAGCAATACCGCTCGACGCTCTACGGGGTGCCGGTTCGGAACGGACTCGGGAAGCCCGTCCAGAAGCAAACCGACGTGTTCGAGTTTTCTGTCAGATTTAGGGAGATCATCGCATGAGCAACGCTTATGACGACGTCATCGCGCTAGCGCCGGGGGAGGTCCCTTGGCTCGCGAAATTCCAGGCCCTCGCCACCCAGGTTAAGGCCGATATGATCACGATCCAGGCCGGCGGTTTTTCCAACGAGTTGACCTACGGCGCGCGGACGATCTCGAGCGCGACCGGCGTAACCCTTACGAACGCCAACGCACGGTTTCAGAAAGTCACCATGACGGCAACGAGCCAGGCCGTCGACATGCCGGACGCGACGACGGAGACCGAGGGGCGTCCCTGGCAGGTCCTTAACGCCGGTAGCAATGATTTCGCGATCAAGGACAACGGCGGGAACGACCTGGTCGCCGCGGTCGCCGCCGGCGAGCTCTATGAGATCTGGCTCGTCGACGACTCGACGACGGACGGCGTTTGGACCGTCGCCAAGCTGGCCGGATCCTCGGCGCCGACGACGGCGATCGGAACTATCCAGATGAAAGCCGGTTCGACCCTGCCGTCCGGCTGGCTCAACTGTGACGGTTCTGAGGTCTCGCGGTCGACCTACGCCGACTTGTTCGCCGAGATCGACGAGACCTACGGGAACGGCGACGGCTCGACGACTTTCAATCTCCCGGATATGCGCGGGCGTGCCGTCGCCGGCGTCAACAATTCCGGCTTACCGAACGGGGCGAACGGGTCCTATTCGACGCGCAATGAGACCGACACGACCGGCGCGGAAACGCACCAACTTACGACTTCGGAAATGCCGTCGCACAGTCATGGCGGCAGCGTCGGCAACGTCACCGCAAACGGTCAAGGGGGTGGAAATCCATCACTTTGGAATGCAGGTAGCACGTCGTCGACCGGCGGCGATGCCGCTCACAACAACATGCAACCGACGATTTTCGTTCCCTTCATCATCTACGCGGGGGTTTGACCATGAGCGTATTCAGGCATCATCCGGACGGCCGGATAATTATCGACGATCTCGTGATCCCGCTCGCCGATTTCCAGGTCCTCGAGCCCGGTTACCCGGCCTTGCCGGCGGGCGTGACGGGGTTCGAGTATATCCAGGCCGGCCGACATTTCGCCTACGGTCACAACGGCCAGCGCGCGGCCGTCGTCGCGAACGCGACCCTCGACGGCTATATCGCCTCGAGGGCGACCTATGAGGCGGCGCTCGCGCCGCCGGCGCCGGAACCGCCGAGCAAGGCCGAGGCCTCGACGATCGTCGACGACCAGGCCGAGGCGGCGCGGCTCCAGTACATTACGCCGGGATCCGGGCAAGCCATGGTCTACGAACGTAAACGGTCCGAGGCCGAGGCCTGGGTCGCGGATCTCTCGCCGGATCCGGCCGACTATCCGCTCTTGAAGGCCCGGGCCGAACGGCTCAATCCGGGATCCCCGGATTATCCGGCTGTCGCGACCGAATGGAACGCCAAGGCGGCGACCTGGCTTGCGATCGCCGCCGATATCGAGGGGATCCGCGAGGGGGCGAAGGAGGCGATCGCCGCGACGGCCGACGGATCCGCCGGCGGCGACGATCGCGAGACGATCCTCGCCGGCCTGGCCTGGCCGGAGCCGGGTCCATGAAACGCGAGAACCGGGTCCCTTGGCTTATGGCCGCCCTCGGGGCGGCCTTTTGTTTGCTGGCGATCGTGCTCGCCGGCGATGCTTGGGCGCTATACGCTTGCGCGAAACGGCAGGCGATCGCCGAGTCCCTCAAGAACAAACACAAAGAGGTTCCGCTGTCCGTCGGCGTCGCCTCGAACGGGACCGTTATCGAGGTTTTCGCCTCGGAATCCGGATCTTTCACGATCGTCAACACGCGGCCGGACGGTCTCTCGTGCCTGATCGCCGCCGGCGAGAATTGGCAAGTGCTCGAGGCGGAGAAAGAGGATCCGGAGATATGAGCCCGGATCCCGTCACCTGGGGCGAGATATCGATCGTTGCCGGCTTGTTGATCTCGACGGTTACGCTTTTCTTCGGGATCCGCCGCGACGCGCGGGCGCGTGACAAGGAGCTCAAGGACGCGGCCGAGGCCCGTCAAAAGGCGCTCCTCGCCGAGGTTGAGAAAGTCGCTCAGGAGGTCCACAGCGTCCGTGAGGAGAGCGACGAGGGCCGGCGGCGGCTCTATGCCCACCTCGAGGCGAACTACGTCCGTAAGGAGGTCCACGAGGCCTCTATCGAGGGTTTCAAGCACGCGCTCGAGGAGCAAACGGCGATCGTTACGTCGGCGATCGGCGCGCTCGAGCGTGTCGGCACCAACACGAGAGAAGGGAACGGCAAATGAGGTTATCCGAACACTTCACCTTACGCGAGGCGATGCGATCGCAGGTCGCGACCCGCCTCGGGATCGACAACACGCCAGGCCTACAGGCCCACGAGAACCTCGAGCTCGTCGCCGCGACAATCCTCGAGCCGGTGCGGGTTCATTTCGGGATCCCGTTCTCGCCGTTGTCCTGGTTCCGGTGCCTGGATCTGAACGCGGCGATCGGCAGTTCGCCGAGATCTCAACACGTCGCCGGCGAGGCCGTCGACTTCGAAGTTCCGGGGATCCCGAACCTGGCTCTCGCAACCTGGTGTCGGGACAACCTCGAGACCTTCGATCAACTGATCCTCGAGTTCTGGGATCCGGAGGATCCGGCGGGCGGTTGGCTTCATGCCTCGAGGTCGGCCGACGGCCGCGACCGGCGCCAGGTCATGACCTTTGACGGCCGTATTTTCGTCAACGGATTGGGGTAGGGGGCGGCTATGTGGGATGAAGTGAAAGGCGTGATCGGTACGTTCGCGCCGACGATCGCGACGGCTCTCGGCGGGCCGCTCGCCGGCGGCGCCGTCAAGGTCTTGACCGGTGCGCTCGGTGATCAGACGCCGGCAATCCTCGGTTACGTCATCGTTGCCGGCTTCTTCGGCATCCTGGCGGCGATGATCTTCGTCGACCTTCCGTCCGGTTCCGGCGATATCCTGAAAGTCCTCCTTGGGTCCTTGGGGGCGATGACGGTCCAGGTCGGAAACTTCTTTTTCGGATCCTCGCGAGGGTCGCGGATCAAGGACGCCATGATCCCAAAGTCATGAGCCCGGGTTCGTCCCGGGCGATCCTCTCGCTCTGGCGGGCGGATAACGAGCTCGAGCGTCGTTGACGTTTTGAGAGTGGAAACTAGCGGCCCGTCCCGAAAGGGGCGGGCTTTTTTTTGTGTCTACGCTTGCGGGCGAAACGTTGTAAACCTACATTCCCCGCGAGCAACAACCGTAATTTTTATGAGGTTGAAATGGCGAAAGCTGAATCGAGCGGAAACAGGCTATCACACAGGGATACGCGGTTCGTTAAAGGCATGTTGGCGAGAGGAGATCGTCAACACGATATCGCTGCATATTTCGGGGTCAATGCCGGTCGGATTGCGGAGGTCGCGACGAACGATTGCAATTACCCGAACGCCGAACCAATTCCGGACGCAGAGCTCCCGCCCGCGGGTCCCTATCTGAGCAAGTTTGCATTGCGATCGGTCATTGAATCATTGAACGAGGCGATCGAGGCTATCGAAATGGCCGAGGCCGAGGAGACGCTCGAAGACGTCAAGACGGCCCTATTGTTGGCGAAAGAAACGCTCGAGAACAAGATAAGCGATCTCGAGGAGGTTTAGATCCAGTATCCGGCGCCGGCGGGCGTCGTGACCGTTGTCAAGAGGCTAGATATTCATTTTGAATAGGGGTCATGACGAACGGTGCCGTCACCCTAGGAGATCTCAATCGCCGCGGGATCCGGATGCTCGAGGTCGCTTGCTCCAAATGCGAGCGCTGCGGCCGCCGGCGCCTCGATCGCCTGATCGCCAAACACGGCGCCGGCCTGGGGTTGCCGGCGCTCCGCGGGATCCTGGCGCATGATTGCCCGAAGATGATCGACCCGCTCGCCTTCGATCAATGCGGGGTCCATTTTCCGCAACTGGCGGAAGGGTCGGCCGCGCCTAAATGAGTTTGGCGATCGCGCCGCCGATCTCGTCGCCGTTCCATCCGACGACGGCGTGACAGATCTCGAGGAGCTCCGCCGGCGGCTTCTTGCTTCCCCAGGGTATTACGCAAAGGATCGGCTTGTGTTGGTGCCGCGCGAGATTGAGCTCGAACCGGATCGGCGTTTCGTAATCCGACCAGGCATCGGCCGGAACGAGGACGGCGGTCGCCCGGGCCATGACGTTAGCGGTCTCGATCGTCGTTTGTTCGGGATCGACCGGGATCGGTTGGTTCTCCGGTGACGAGAGATTGATCCAGTCGCCGCGGCCGTAATGGCTATGAAGGAGGTCGACGAGGCGATCATAGTCCTCGCCGTAGGTCCAGGCGTTTGCGATAAAGATCGCCGGCCGTGAGATTTCCAACCCGCCGCCGATTACCCCAATAATCAT